ATCCGCATATGGCACCAGACTGATAGTTAAGGTTAGAATCCGTGTTGTCCAGTGTGCTCACTGTTGCTATATGGTAATACGGTCCACCATAAGCGGTAGAACGATAGACCTTGTACGCCGTCAGCCGTTCGTTCCATGCTGTATTTACATCGGAAAACGTTGCTGTAATAATATGTGTGGTATCATCACCGGCTGAGGCTGGTTGATTGCTGATGTAATTAGCCGTTAACGGTGCTTCCTGGTTGCCATCAAAAACAGGCACAAACTTGTAATAATATGTATTTGCATTATCCAGTGTACCGCCGGATGTGGTTTCTTCCGCAATGGAAAGAACCATTGAAGCGTCGTCATTGTCTGGTGCTGTATCATCGTAGTCGTGATCCGTGAAGGTCTTTATAGCACTATTCCAGAAATAGTTACGATCTATATACTGATATATTCCTGGCTTTTTGTCTAAGCCATTGGCAAATCTCAACCTTGATCCGAAGTTTAATATCTTGATATCACTTACATCAGCAAGCGTTTTGGTATCTTCCTCGTTAGACCAGTCACTATTGTAGCGGTAGATCTTGTCCTGTTGTTTGCAATAGACCAGCCAATAACTGTTTCCGCTGGCTGGATCCACCCACTTGGCAATCTGAGTAAAACTACGAGATGTCTTTGTAGCTTCCAGATTGGTGGGATCTCGCTTATATATCAGCCCTGGTTTGTCCAGTTCAAAGTTTGTGGTAGCTACACACGCTTCAAGTGGTATATCCTCAGAATCGTATTGAGTGTTTAGCCCGCCGAATATGGGTATTTCTATCATCTTTCCCATATTTAATTGCTCGCATAGCTGCCGTATCGCATCACATCCTTTATCTGCATTGGACCTGATCTAAACCTTTCTGCGAATTTCTGGCGAACATTCTCACGATTCATAATATATTTCTGGATAAATCTGTCGGATACATCAAAGATAGCACGATCTTCATATAACTGTGCTCTGGCGTAATCAGGCAGATACTTACGGTAGTCCTCGTCAATATCTGGATCATCACCGGCTGTGCTGAAAGCGGTTGCGACTCCATTGGTTACAGCCACACCGCCTGACGCACCAGCAAGAACTTCATCGTTATAGAAAGTGGATCCCGCACTGGAAAGTGTAAGTGTGCCTGTCTTTTTATCGTTGTCGTCAAACTCCACTACTCCAGTATGACTTGAAGTACCACCTACTACCGTTTCACCGCGTACAAAATGAGCCGTAAGTGTATCATAGCTTAGTTTCTTGTATGTGGTGTCAGTATCTAAAACGTTTGGCCGATAGACATACCACAACGTCAACCATCCAGTCTGAGTTGTTCCAGGACGGAGATAGAGACGGTCTGCCTGCTGGTAATACTCCAGCGTCGAACCGGTGCGGTAGGATGTGTCAGTCTGATGGAGAGTATGATCGTCGAATATATCTATCGGCTCAATTCTGTTGCCTCGCCACTCTACACGATTTATGGCAATAACGTCCACCGGCAGATCCACGTATTCCGTGCTTGCCGTGAGATATAGCCATTTTATACGCTCCAGACATCCTGTTTCGAGAATAAAATCTTCTTGTGCTTCAACCAAATACTTTTTTACGGTTAACCTCGATACGTCCTGATGATTAAAACCTACCAGAACACGATCTTCCAAATCTGACCAGGTCATGGTTAAGGCCTATTCTGTGTGCCTATGCCACCAGGGGCTTCAGCTGGGTACCTTGCATTCAACGCTGTGATCTGTGTTGTTCCGCTTTGAAAAGCAAGAGCCGCACGATCTGGTTTAGCATCCATCTTCCATAACTGATTTTCAGCAAAGTCAACCACCGCTTCATGTAAGGCTACATTTAGTTCGCATTCGGTACCATTCGCAGCAATATCTGTCGGTGATTTTATATACCAAACATCAATTAAAACACAAGTTGTTGGCTGAACATAGATTGTTTCATCAAAAACAAATGCCACTGGATTTGCCGCAGTTCCAGCTAAATAGGTATTTTCTAACCTCTTAACATCGCCCGGTTCAATTATTGTACACCACTTATCTCCTGTTTCTTCAAAGATAGCAGTAATACCATTCCTAATAGGAAGAGCCGAACCAAATGCTGTTGAAAATGTGCAAGTACTCCACCGAGAACCAGCTCCGGCCACCTTGTTATTTGCTATAGTTTCCAGTTCACCTAAATAGGCATTATGGATTAGGTTGACCACACTTTTTTGTGCAATGTTTAGAGCATCAAGCTTCGCAGCTGACGTAAAAGAAGATTCAGTAGGATCTTCTAATCTCAGACCAAGCGTAGCTAACATTTCGTTACCTGTCATTTCTGACCTCCAAATATGTATGTTAATAAGAATGGTATCCGGACGATCCAGACAAGCCAGACCGTCCTTCAACCCGAAAATCAGCTTATGGACGGCTATTACCTCCGTCTTTTCGCTGAACAGCTTTTAGAGCATACCAACTAACTGGGCCACGCAAGCATCCTGACTTTCTATCGTTGTATCAGCAGCAAGAGCGAATCCGAACACCAAGTGTTCTTCGCCGGCTGCCATAGTACTGGCTTCACCGTCAACAGTATGGCCAATGAGACCATCAGCGGCAGATACACCCGCGTCAGTCCTTACCATATCACTGTTACCGGAAACCTGTACCCAGCCGTAGTAAGCATCGGTAATAGTACCGATAGCTACACCCGCGACTTTTTTGGTGGTCGCCGATCCACCGGCGTAATCAGTTGTTACTTCCCAATCATCGGGATCAGCAGATGCTGGGTAAACAACCTCACCAATGGCGATAGCTTGATCCTCAGCTCGAACATAACGATAAGCTTTTCCGTCAGCCTCGAAACGCAGAACACCCAATTCTTCCTGTGCGGAAGAATCGTTAGCTGTTAATGAAGACTTAAATACCTGCTTAATTCCTGATGCAGCCATTATTTACCTCGATTAGTAGCTTGTCGGCAAGTCATTAATAACACCTTGGTACCGGCGGTTTGAACAAGTCAAAGCACCAGCCCAAAATATCTTAGAGACACGCACGTTCTGGTTTATGGGCTTCTGGAAACCTTCGAATCGGAAGAACTCGTCTTTATGATGCCTGAACTGCAGGTAATTCTCATTGAGCATATACATGTGTCCGTCAGGACAATGAGCATCTGCAACAACAGGAACGTTCCGATAGAGCAGGTTCAAAAATCCAGCATCAGCAAGAGACTTGCTTGAAGCTCCAAACCGTTTCTGATCGGACAAACATTGATCATAAGCATCAAAGATAACCGGAGTCGTGACAATAAGCGTAGGACTGTCCTGATCTTCAGAGCAATCACTCCACATCTTCCGCATCAACTTAGGTAGGTAAACATCCTTACTTGAGTCCACAATTTCCTCAAAATTAGTGTGGTCGTCTGAGTAAGTTCCACAACCGTCAAGCTGTGATTGCCACCAACTGTAAGTTGATGAGTTAATTCCACCCACTGTTCCGTTGTAGTTCTCAATAAGATCGTAGAAACCTCGGAACTTACTGGAAGTGTTTGAGGATTCGCTGAATACAGCGTCACCAAACGTATCCTTGAGGCTTTTCTCTGCGATCTGCATTTTGGCTTTCAGTAGATTGATAACCTGTTCCGGACCGGAGTTCTGGAGTTCTTCTTTCCGCGAAATGGTAATTGCGGCGTAAGCGAACTTCCAGTCATATTCGGCTGCGGTAATCTCGTCAGTCGGCGAGATATCCAGGACATCATAATCATTGTAAAAGCCAGTCGTGCCGGTAGAATAGATCAAAGGTTCTACGATCTTTTCGCCACCGGATACGGACTTAGACTTTTTGAGCAGTCTGTGGGTTAGAACATTGGAAGTGAAGATATTGTCAACGAGCTTCGGAATAAAATGCTTCCGAGTCGTGGCTGTTATCTGGTCATAGGAAAGTGCCATATACACTATCCTCCTATATAATCTTCCAGAGCACGTTGTGCCGCCTCGTCATAGTCTGACGCGATTTTCTGATATTCGGTAGCTTTAGCACCTTTCGCTGTTCCACTTGCGGTAGGAATCGCTTTCTTGGCCTTCGGTTTGGACTTTACACTATTCAGTTCACCGGCTACTTGCGAGAAATTAAGATCTCGGTAAGCCACTTCCAGATTAGCATTGATATCCAAAGCGTGTTTTATGACCTTGCTCAATTCCTTTTGATCATCCAGTTCAGGATAAGATTTTACAAGCTGAGAAACTTCCAGTTCGACCTTTCTGTCTATTTCCTTTTGCTCAAGTTGCTCTAAACGAGTTTGCACTTGGAACAGGTCGGAGCTTTCCGGTGCCTGGTTTGCAAACTCTACTACCGTGTCAGACTGACTTTCAGACGGTTCTGGCTTCATGTTGCGTAGCGGATTGTTGTTGGATCCATCGAAGTAATCGTCGAGAGCATCCATCAAATCTGCGTCGCCGTACACTTTGGTTAGAGCTTTTTCCTTCGTTGCAAGTTCCTGTGCAGCTTCGGTATTTGACTTACGCCAGTTACCAGCATTGTCCAGGTCTTCCTGCATTTGCAGAAAATCACCCACTGTGTACTCTTGGCCATCTGGTGTTGTAATCACCAGTTCCTCGTCTTCCGCCAGTTCTATGCTCGTTGATTGCTCCGCTTCCGGAGATTCTTGAACATTGGCCGACGTTTCGCCACTCTGCTCTACATCAGTCTCGGTACTCTGGTTCTCGGCGGCGGCTTCTGCCTCACCATCCTCGACTGTTGCAGCCTGTTCGGATTTCGGTTGGTCTTCAATAACCATAGACTCCAGTTCCTCATCAGGTATTTCTACATTTCGTAAATCATTATCACCCATTATGCTTTTCCTTTCAGTTGGTCGTTGGACACTGTGTTAGGCATTGTTTAACTATCATGGATTCTTCTCTTTTTCAAAATCTTTTTGTATGTCTTCTTTTTTCAGGCTATTCAGCTGTTTCAATGTGGAAGAGCTGGTCTGCGAGCCAATGTTTTTGTTGTCTTCTTTTTCTTTGCGGTTTTCTTTCTTTTCTTAAGACGATATTCCTTCCACGCCTTCTTTGCTTCCAGCTTCTTTAATCGCAAATTTTCTGCCACCAACTTTTCTTCTTCTGGAGAAGATTCTCCGGATCTTTCTTTAATCATAGAAATCGTACCTTGTCTCCTGCCATACATATCATCTTTTTCATCTTGAGTAAGTTTTCGCCAATTCCTATTCTTCGATAAATAAACATCTGGAGTTTCGACTTCCATCCTTTTCTTTACATTTTTCAATGCTTCTTTCTGTATTGCTGACGCTCTCTTAATTCTATCCGTTATATTCTCCTTTTTTTTCGGTCGTATTTCGGGTTCTCTTTCTCTTTTCCCGTATGCACCATACTCCTGCTTACCTTCCTGTCTTGCTTTTACTTCTCTCGCTAATCGTTCTCGTGCATACTTAATCTCTCGCAGCTGCTGA